GTGATATCGCCCTCGCCTTTGGGGTGCCGCCGATGCTGCTGGGTATTCAGGGCGACGCGACCTATGCCAATTATCAGGAGGCCAACCGGGCGTTTTACCGCCTGACCGTGTTGCCGCAGGCGACCCGCGTGACCGCGGCCCTGGCCGTGTGGCTGGGCGCGTTCACCGGCGAGGACGTGGTGTTGAGCCCGGATCTGGACCAGGTGCCCGCCTTGGCCGCCGAGCGTGACGCCCAGTGGAAGCGCGTCGCCGGTGCCGATTTCCTGACCGAGGCGGAAAAGCGCCGCCTGCTGGGTCTGCCGGCCCTGTCCGAGGAGGCGGCCGATGGATGACAGCCAGCTTTTTGAACGCTTTGCCTGTGCGCCCGGATTGCGTCTGGAGGCCCATGAGCGCCTCACGGCGGTCCATTTCGACAATCTGTCCTCGCGTCTGGCCCGTCTGGAAGAGGCCGCCGAGCGGTTGGAAAAGCGCCTTTGGCTGACGGTTTACGGGGTCGTTGCGGTGATTTTGGCGACCGGGTTTCAGTCTATCATGTCGGCTATTCCGCAATAGGGGCAGGCCCCCAATGACGGCGGCCCCCGACAAGGCCATCCCACAATAGCGGCGGCCCCGAACCGGGGCAGGCCCATTTCAAAGGAGAACTTCCATGCAGGCTGAGACCGGTTTGGAGACGAAATTCGCACGTTTCGGTGACGCGATCGCGGTGCAGGACGGCCATAAGATCGAAGGCTATGCCAGCCTTTTCGGGGCCTGCGACCAAAGTGGCGATGTCGTCAGCAAGGGCGCTTATGCCGCGTCGCTCAAGGCGATGGCCGCCGATGGCCGCCGCGTCAAGATGCTGTGGCAACACGATCCGGCCCATCCCATCGGGGTGTGGGACGAGGTGCGCGAAGACGGTCGTGGCCTGTGGGTCAAGGGCCGGTTGCTGCCCCAGGTCGCCAAGGGCCGCGAGGCCGCCAGGCTGATCGCTGCGGGGGCCATCGACGGGCTGTCCATAGGCTACCGCACCTTGCGGGCCACGAAGAATGACAAGGGCCAGCGGCTCTTGACCGAACTGGAGCTTTGGGAGGTGTCTTTGGTCACTTTTCCGATGCTTCCCAGTGCGCGGGTGGTCGCCAAATCCGATGCGATGCAATCGGATGCGGAGACCATTTTGCGTGACATGGCGGCGGCCTTTCGGGGTGCGCGCGCGAGCTTGGCGCAGCGCTGACGCGCCCGCCTGAACCATCACATATCGAGGACATGCTTATGAGCAAGACCGAACAGAGGGCTCGGGCCGGGGAAGGTTTGTCTCCCGCCCAGGACGTTGCGGAGGCCATGCAGGGTTTCGTGACGGAATTCAAAGGCTTTCAAGCCGACCTGCACAGCAAATTTCAACAAACAGAAGAGCGACTGACCATGCTGGATCGTAAAAACATGACTGCTGCCCGCACCCCTTTGGCACGGAGCGTCGACCACGGCGCGCCGCACCAGAAGGCGTTCAATGCCTATCTGCGTTCGGGCGAGGACGACGGCCTGCGCGGCCTTGAGCTGGACAGCAAATCGCTGTCGACGGCGGTAAACTCGGATGGCGGATATCTTGTCGATCCGCAGACCTCGGAGTCGGTGAAATCGGTGCTGAACGCGACTGCGTCGATCCGCTCGATTGCCTCTGTCGTCAATGTCGAGGCGACTTCGTATGACGTTCTGGTCGATCACGGCGACGTGGGCACCGGCTGGTCGACCGAGATGTCTGCGGTGACCGAAACCACCACTCCGCAGATTGACCGTGTGACCATCCCGCTGCACGAGTTGTCGGCCCTGCCCAAAGCGTCGCAGCGGTTGCTGGATGACAGTGCCTTCGACATCGAGGGGTGGCTGGCGGGCCGCATTGCGGACAAGTTCTCGCGGGCCGAGGCGGCGGCCTTTGTCAATGGCGACGGCATCGACAAGCCCAAGGGGTTTCTGGCCCACACGGCGGTGGCCAACGACTTCTGGGTCTGGGGCAACCTTGGCTATGTGCCCTCGGGCATTGACGGCGATGTGACCGCCGATGCGATCATCGACCTGGTCTATGCGCTGGGCGCCCAGTACCGCGCCAATGCGACATTCGTGATGAACTCGAAGACTGCCGGCAATGTCCGCAAGCTCAAGGACAATGACGGTCGTTTTCTGTGGACCGACGGTCTGGCGGCGGGTCAGCCTGCTGTGCTGATGGGCTATCCGGTGCTGATTGCCGAAGACATGCCCGATGCGGCAACCGGTGCCGATGCCATTGCCTTTGGTGATTTTGCCGCCGGCTACACCGTGGCCGAGCGCCCCGATCTGCGCGTCTTGCGCGACCCGTTCAGCGCCAAGCCCCATGTCCTGTTCTATGCCACCAAGCGCGTGGGCGGGGATGTAAGCGACTTTGCCGCCATCAAGCTGCTGAAATTCGCCACGGTCTAACCGCCTGACGCGAATGGCCGGGGGTGGGTCGCAAGACCTGCCCTCGGTCTCCGGGTGCGCGCCGGAGTGCGCCGTATTGTCTAGCTGCTCCCCTCCGTCCGAGCAATGCGGACTGGTGCGTACCCGGATCATTTCAGACGAGGGACAGAGATTTATGGAGGTGTTCCATGATGTTGATCGAAAAAACCCCGGTGCCTGACGCGGCACTGCCGGTTGATGAATTCAAGGCGCATCTGCGTCTGGGCAGCGGGTTTGGTCAGGACAGCGTGCAAGACGCCGTGTTGATCAGCTTTCTGCGGGCGGCTGTCACGGCAATCGAGGCCCGCACCAGCAAGGTCATGCTGGAGCGGACCTTTGAGTTGTCGATGAGCCATTGGCGTGATCTGGGCCGCCAGACTTTGCCGGTTGCCCCGGTGTTGGCGATATCGGATGTCGAGATCGTCGACCGCAGCGGCGCGCGCACCACAATCGACAGTGCCGCCTATTGGCTGGAGCGCGACACCCACAGCCCGCGTTTGCGGTCAACAGGTGTGGCGTTGCCTGGCATTCCCGAAGCGGGGGTTGCGGTTGTGACTTTTGACGCGGGCTATGGCCTCGCGTGGAGCGACGTGCCTGCGGATCTGCGCCAGGCGGCGATGCTGCTGGCGGCCCATTACTATGAGTATCGCAATGAAACCTCGCTGAGCGACGGCTGTATGCCCTTTGGCGTCTCAAGCCTGATCGAGCGGTACAAAGTGATGCGCCTTTATGGCGGGGGGGCCAGATGAGCCCGCCGCGCCTGAACCGGCGCCTGATCCTGGAGAGCCCGACCCGCGTGTCCGACAGTGCGGGTGGCTATGTGGAAAGCTGGACGGCCCTGGGCGTGATCTGGGCCGAGATGACCGCCCGGACTGGCCGCGAGGCAGTGGCCTCCGGTGCGCCGGTGTCGCGGGTGCCTTATGCCATCGTGGTGCGTGCCGCCCCGGTGGGTGATCCCGAACGGCCCCGGGCCGAGCAGCGGTTTCGCGACGAGACCCGGCTGTTTCACATCCTGAGCGTGGCAGAGCGCGACCCCGAGGGCCGCTATCTGATCTGCATGGCCGAAGAGGAGGGTGCCATATGAGCTATGCCGTTTCAGCGCCATTACAAAGTGCGGTTTTTACCGCCCTGTCTGCCGACCCCGATGTGTCGGCTGCCGTTGGCGGTGCGATTTATGACGCCTTGCCTGCGGGGGCCTTGCCTGCCCTTTACGTCAGCCTTGGCCCCGAAAGCGTCCGCGTTGCGGATGACAAGACCGGCGGCGGTGCGGTTCACCTTTTTGCCGTGTCCATCATCACCGAAAACCCCGGTTTCAGCGCGGCCAAGGCCGCCGCCGGTGCGGTCTGTGACGTGTTGCACGGGGCCGATCTGACCCTGAGCCGGGGTCGCCTTGTCTCGATGCGCTTTGAGCGCGCCCGCGCGGGCAAGATCGACGCCGGTACGGGCCGCAAGATCGACCTGACTTTCAGGGCCCGCGTCGAAGACCAGTAACATATTCAATACAAACGGAGAAAACCACTGGGTGCTCAAAACGGAAAAGATCTGCTGATCAAGGTCGACATGACCTCGGACGGGCAGTTTGAGACGGTTGCGGGCCTGCGCGCGACGCGCGTCAGCTTTAACGCCGAAACGGTGGATGTGACCAGCCTTGAAAGCCAGGGCGGATGGCGCGAATTGCTGTCGGGGGCCGGGGTGCGCTCGGCCAATATCTCGGGCTCTGGTGTGTTCAGGGATGCGGGCACGGACGAGCGGGCGCGCCAGCTGTTTTTTGACGGCGAGACCCCGGATTTTCAGGTCATCATCCCGGATTTCGGCATCGTGGAAGGCC